ATTCGCGGTTCATATCTCCAACGGGATCAGACTTACCAAGTGTAGTAAGACTGTTTTCAATATACCATCCACCTGGTCCTTGGAAAGCGTGACTAAACACTTTTACCCAAGGAATATCCTCTCCTTCTGGAGCAGGAAGAAAACGAATCACTGCATATCCATTACCAGATTTATCCAACTCAGGTTTCCAGAAACGGTCATCACCAGTGTTAGACTCAGTAGAACTAATCTTTTCAAGTTCCCTGGTCAGTTTCTCAAACGCAGAGTTAGAATTTTTTTTGAGAGTAGAAAACGACATGTATTTCTCCGTATTGTGTACGTATTTGGCCTTTGTGGTTTTGACCACCTAGTTATCATACCACACCGAGGGGAGCCTGTCAAGGCTCTTCCGTGACAAATTCCTTGAGATGCTTCAGGTCACGTTTCATACGTTCGTATACCTGAAACACATCATGTTCGCCATCTCTGGCAACTAGGTGAAGGTGATCCTGTAACATTTTAATGTATTCTTTTGCATCATCATGATCAGAATATCTTGCTCTGAAATAGATGACATGCTGAATATCTAAAAGTCTTTCCATTAAAAAGAAGTAAACTTCTCTACCCTCTTTAGTTCTAAATTTACCAGAACTGAAAAGATCATTTAGATCTTCTTGAATACGCATTAATTCTGCAGCTTCGGAACGAACTATGTCGTGATCAAAGAACTGCATACCTTGTCATAAAGAATCTTTTTATATTTAGGTACATCTATTGAAAGAAATGGTTCGTACTTTACTACCTTTCTTTTTAAATCTGGCCAGACCACTGGTTCTTTAATTTGTTTGTCGAACACTGGAACAAAATTAAGAACTTTATTTAGAATGACCAAGGATTCTAAACTTAATTGACCAGAAAAATGTTGTTTAAGTAACAATGGATGCCCACCATCTGAATAAAATATCTTATCAAAGTTTGGTTCTATGTTAACAAGTTCCTCGATCTCATTTGAGAATTTGAAACTCAAACTATGAAGTTTATTTTTCCATTCAGAATAAATTTTAGAATTATGTAATGAAATATTTCCTATCCAGAATTTATCATCATGTATAAAGTGAGAAACAAAAAATTCTATAATAGTATTCTTGTCATACTTCAATGCAAGTTTTTTAAAGAAATACTTATCATTTCGTTTTTCAAAAGACGCAAGACTAGCCCTTGACTTCCCGTTGAATAAAAAGAAGTTATATGTATCTTTTGAAAAATGAAGTTTTAATGAAAGATAAATTTTATAAACTTCAAAACCATTCATATCAAAGTGGTAATCTAGCGCGAGATGTTTTCTTCATGAAAGATAATCTTTGTGCTTCATACTTAATTTTTTCTTTTAATGTTTTTGATAAAAGTTTTGGTACAGTTTCAATTTCAATTTCATGTTCATCACAGTAAGTTAATACAGCTTCAATATAATTGAGTTGTCCATTACTGTCCTTTACAATTTTTTCAATTTCCAACGAGAATTTAGTTGGAGTCATAAACTTGTCATTTAAAACCTCATTCAATGCCTCCTGACTTTTACTCATTAGATTGTTTCCATTCTTGTATATACTGACTAAGTTTTCTAATGTATTTTGATTTGTCATATTCTTCATAGACTTTACATTCTCCGTTTTCACATGACATAATGATAACTAATTTTTTTGTTATAAGACCAGTAAGTTCATATAACATACAAGCATAACCAACTGCTTGAACAAAATAATCTTCAATCCATTCTTTAGGTTTTGGTTCTTTGGAAGTTTTAAAGTCAATGATTGACAATTCAGGTATTCCAGATTCTCCAGTGTATTCAGCAATGCAATCTACTGTGCCTGCAATACCTAACTTAAGACTATAGAGTGGTGTCTCTAAGGCATGAATGTTGTTGATTCTATCTAAATCTGCTCTTGCAAATTTAAAAAGGAATTGAGATAATGGTTGCACTTCTGGAAGAGATTTATTTTTTAAATAATATTCTACCAAAGTGTGCATATCAGTTCCACGACTTGAAGCTTTTTGTGAGATTTTATTTGCTTTATCATGTCCAACACGATTACGCCATTCTACTATACTTTGACGTTTTTGAAAACTAGTAACGGTTGTTATTGAAACTAGTTTTATATCCTCTTTTCCAGGAACTTCATAGTATCGTTTACCATCTACTTCAACTCGTTTGAGTTTAGAAGGCAACTCTATATTAACATGATTAAACATTAGAACCCCAGACTAATCTTACTAATTAAGTAACTACGAATAAGACCAGATCGTACAATATCTTCAATGCCAAATTCTACCATACCAAATTCTTCCATAGTTTGAAGAATACTCATGAAATTTAGAACGCCATTTTTTTCATTTGTTCTTTGAAGATCTGTTTGATTAACATCACCACAGAACATAATTTTACAATCTTCACCAACCCGAGTAATAATAGAATCTAATTCATGAAAATTTAGATTCTGACATTCATCTACAATAACAATTGATTTGTCTAATGTAGTGCCACGAATAAATGATGTTGACCAAAAACTAATAGTTCCTTGTGATTTTAGATTACCATAAAGTGACTCAAAGGAGGCATCATCGGGCATCTCAAACATATACTTCACCATATTTTTATATGGGATTTGATACAGAGAGGACTTGTCTTCATGATCTCCTGGAAGAAAACCAATTTCTCTAGTTGCAACTAGGGAACGGACAAGATATACTTTTTCGTAAATAGAGTTTTCTTTAAGAATTTCTTGAAGAGCAAGATATAAGGCAACAAAAGTTTTTCCCGTACCAGCTGCTCCATAAAGGAATAAATTTTTATTATTATTCCAGTGTTCAAAAATTTTTTCTTGAGATGGAGTTAGTGGTTCTATTTTTACAAGATGATCACCATTGATTGGTTTTTTTCTTTTAAGTTGTCTAGATTTTAGATTCGCAAATGCTCCATCTTTGGTCACATTTTTTGCAGCTCTTGCCATAGTTGTTAAGGGTCAATAGTAGAACCGTGATGGTTTTGTTTAATGGTATTGAGTTTTTCACGAACAGGAGATGGAACTTTATTTCTCCAATCTCCAACTTCACTTACTGCACTCGCAACACCAGCGGACCAGTCTTTATCCCAATCGGGATTATCTTTTCTCCACTGGTCATACTCTGCCATTGACATGTAGAGCTCTTGTTTGTCGCCAGTAGTTTTATTAATTACAGGATATGTGGGCATTATTCCTCCTTTTTATTTAGACCCAATCAGGTTTGCGTTGCGGCATACGAAGATAATTAGATGCAACCCAAGGTTTGGATGCGATATACATTTTGTAAGCAGTAAAAGTGTCAATGCTTGTGTTAAGTTTAAATTCATTTGGCATTGCACGAACGAACGAAGTTACTTTTGTAATTTTACCTTTGGGGAAAAGATAATATGCTGCAAGAAGAGTATTATAACACGAATGTGTTTTATTGTAACGTACCGCATATTCATCACACAGATTCATTCCGTGTTTGATTAACCAGTATGCATTATGTATAGATTCTGCAGCCCACCGAGTACATGGATGATTTCGAAATGCACCTTTCTTAGTTGCATAAGGAGTACCATCTAATTTTGGCAAAGGTCCATAGTTGTGATACCACGTAGATGATACGATGGATAACATCTGGCAACATTCAAGTGGCATTTTTACAATGTGTTTGTCTGGCAAAACAACTGCAGATTCTGCGGGGAACTCATTAGTAACAAATATATTCATAGACAGGAGTGTTCTAACACTAGTGCCAGTTTACTTCAAACTCCTTTACCAGTCAAGGGCTTCTGCAACAGTAGGAAACTGTGTCTTAAATACTGATCTACATTCCTCTGCGATTAACATATGTTCCTTTTGTGTTCCATGTGCAGATCGCAAATTGATATAATGTATCCATGAACGACAGGAACCCGTCATATAGATGCGTGTAGGGGTCGCCAGAGGGAGTACAAATCTCGCACACTCCTTTGCCACCCCTTGCGATAGAAGGTAACTGTAGACATCCTGGGCGTCTCTGAAGAGGTCTTGAATCATCTTACTCATAACGAATACCTGTTCCTCTTCAAGATCATCAATAGAGTTCTGACGATTCTTTGTATCCTGACGACGAAGTTCTGGAATCGGAATATCACCTAACAAAGATGAGTCTGCATATCGTTGAGAAAACTCTTGGAATGTAAATGACCTATGGCGCAGGATTTGAGCTGCGATACCACGAGTCGTTTCAATTTCAAGAGTCATAGTAGACTGCTCAAAAACAGACCAATGATTGTGCTTAATACAATAACGTAACAGACCTGCATAGTTTTCAGAATCCTGATT